GGTCTGTGATTTGTTCTGCTCGATAAGGGTAGGCCCCCGAAACCGGGCACTGTATAAGGTATCCGACACGGGAGCCTCCTATCGATTAGCTGATGGCACCAGAAATCATGAAGAACAAGGACCACCCAGAAGCGGCACCTGCGGCAACATCGTCCGATGCGTAAATGATTGCGTAGTCGTTCTGGTCAATCCGGCACACCTCAGTGGAGCCATCTGGCTGATAGACTACAAAGATCTCAGCAGCATCAGACTTGTTGGCAATGTGGTAGAAGTGACCCTTGACCGAACCGCTTGGAAGGTGCAAGTTTCGGCTGTCTCCACCACAATCGAGGGCTTGCATCTGCGCGTCCTTGAGTGTGAGTGTCTTGTCGCCTGCAAGAGTCTCTGCGTTCCAACCGTCTGGGTAGCGAACTGGGCGTGGGATCTTGAATGGGTTCGAGCCTTTGAATGCCATTTCATCCTCCTATGGATATTCCCGGCATGGGATTAAAGTCTACTTCTTATCGTCTCGACTGTCTGCACGCATCGCGCACTCGACAGCCTTTGCTTTAGCTTTCTTGGGATCTACACCGTTTTGGACCATATGTTTGGCCATTCGGTTGATTTGATCTCTTCTTCCGTCTCGTTCACCACTCATGATCAATCCCTCAACGGATCAGCAGAACGCTTGCGGCTTGCCTTGGGTTTGCCCTTGGCTGCTTTTAGCTTCTCTTTCTGCATGTCGGCCCAACAAGCCTTCATGTCTTCAAGCTTCTTGACCTCGTTGTCGTATTTGTCTTGAAGGTGAGGGTTCCGATTCAGCTTTGCTCCGATCCTTTCGGTGCGAGTGACCTGCTTGGAAAGAAGCTTCTGGTAGATCTCGGAAATCAAAGGTTGAATAATTCCAGAATCTCTGATTTGCGCTCTAAAATTGTTCCACTCACCGTCCTTGCTGTTCCAAATGATTTCACCATCAGGAAGCACTGTGGCCTCGGCACAAAAGTCGCAATACCACTTGGCCCCATTGTCACAGTCGTAGTACTGGACGTAGCCTTCATACTCGCCAAGACGATTGTCAGTAGGATCAATGTATGTTCCACCCTTCTGGCTGACACCGACGATTACGGGGGTAAGGTCACCGCTTTTGCCAACCCCGTTGCAGCCGGGAACAGCGACCACCTTCTTGGGGATGGGTAGAAACCCGTGGGAAAGATCTACGAACTCCCACGACTTTGGGTAATGGACGTACACGAAACGCTTTCCGGGCTTTACGCCACGACGAATTGGTAGACCGTGTACTTCTCGTACATGCGCTTTCTCACGCTTGGGTTGAGTGAGTCGCATTGTTGATTGCTGCATGTCTGCTCCTAAGAAAAAGGGATCCCCCCGAAATCAGGAGGATCCCCAGTTTGTTTAATCACACGTCGGAGACGATCTCTACACCACGAGCGTCTTCGGCCTCTACGACCGCCGGGTACATGTTCGCAATGCAGGTGCTCATGGCGTTTCCTGCGTCACGATCAAGCTCGACGAGAACTTCGTTGGCATCGATAAGGATGTTATCCTGTGGGATGTAGCCTTGAAGCGCCCGAACGGGAGCCATGGTGTACGCAAAGCAACCATCGACGAACATCGCACCGCTGTAGTCAGCGTTGGTGTTGATCTTCGTTACGCTGTCGCTCTGGTAGAACCGGATCCCCAAGAAGTCACCTTGGTAGCCAGGACCACGGGTCTGAAGCGTCTCGGCAGTAGCTTCGCGGAACTGAATAGCACCCGTTTCGCTACGAAGCGAAGAGCGGAAGTCATTCATCTGAGTAGCTTCGAGCACGGCAGTATATGGGCCGGAAGCGTTCAGCGTGTTGAGTTGGAACAACGCATCGTAGATGGTGTCCACATCAAGGTCTACAGTGGTGGTTCCAACCGAGTTCGAGAGGCTGGGGAACAGGTTGCAGAGAAGGTCAGTCATGGTCAGACCGGCACCCTCGACAAGCTTGTTCACGACCCGATCGATATCGATAGGACCACCCGTGATTCCGAACAAGTCGGTCACTTGGTACTGGCGAGCGTAGCGCGCAACCTGCAAGGAGAACTTGCTGGTGGTGTATGCGCTGTTGGACAGACCACCGACAAGCTCCGAGGTTGCTGGGTCAAACGCGCCAGGAACCGCGTCAAGCGTAATATCCATTGTGTCCGAACCAACGGCGTTCCAAGGAATCAGCGTCATGACGCTTCGGAGATCCGTTGCATCATATAGTTGTTGTCGAACAAGAGCCGAAAGCACCTCGCTTACGCGACCACCGGTACCTTCTAAGGAAGCAAAACTAATTTCTGCGGCCATGGTAATGACCTCCCAATAATTGTAGTGAAGAAATGATTTTCGACACCCACTATCGGGGGGCGTTACCGATACATTACAAGGCTATCTCTTGACACTACACCATGTCAAACAGAACGTGCCTTGATCAAACCCTCTGCGGCGAGTGCTTTGAGAATCGCCTCTTTCGACGAGCCAAGCCCCACTCCTTGGTTGCGTGCGACTGCCGCCTTGATGTCATCGGAAGACCACGTGGTCCCATTGTTGCGAACTGGCTGGTCCGTTCCTGCGTTTGGGTTGCCCTTCAGTTCTACTGCGGGAGCAGGCTTCTCTTCGGCCTTTGCCTCGACTTTCGCCTCGACTTTGGCTTCGACCTTCTCTTCTTTGGCCTTCAGAAACGGCGCGAGCAGCGGAGACGGGCTCTTTTGTTGGCCCTCCATCCACGATGCAAAGTCCTTTGCGTCCTTGGCCTTGCCAAAACGCTCTCTGACGAACTCTCGAACCTCTGGATCGATGATTCCAGCGGAGATCAATGCAATATCTTGCTCGTGAACCGAAGAAGTGGTGTCCAGCTTGGTGTGAGCTTCGGCCAGAGCGCCTTTTAGCCCCTTCACTTCCTCAAGAATCTTCGATAACTGCTCCTCCGCTTTCCTCCTCTTCTCCGATTCCTCTCTCAGCCGGTAGCTCGGTACCGTCCCCGACGAGTTCTGAGTCTCCTCTTTCGTTTCTTCGCTCATTTTCATCACCCTGTGTCGCTGGTGTTGCGGTTTGTGGAGCTTGTTTGCTCCGGTTCAAAATCTTAGTCATGCGATCGATATCAATAAGTCTACGAACAGCCTCTTCGTCAGTATCAACGCCAGGGTTTAGTCGGCGATAAGCCTCGACGCGAGAGATCAGTCCCATCTCTAGCTCAGCCTTGATGACTTCGGTGTGCGTCTTCCGCTCTTCGGCAGAGGTTCCCACGTTCGAGTATTCAATACGGTAATCCCCAGGCTCTTCTGGCAAGTTTGGCGACACCGCAGAGTATGCGTTCGCCATCTTGGCCGCTTTGGCCAGAATGCGCTGATCAGCCATGCGTCTGGCGGGCTCCGTGCGCTTTTGTTGAGCCCGTTTCCCCTGGTTGGACACTACGATGGCATAGCCCGACTGTCCTTGGGTCAGTTGCAGGTCACTTGGGTTGAGCCCAGCGTACACCGCAAGCCCCTTCTCGTACATTCTGAGCGATTCCGCAGCGGTCCGGGGGTCCATAGCTGCCGAGTACTGCCCAAGCACGGCGCCAGACGGCCCATCGGACTTGAATCGAAGAATCGACTTGTGATCTGTGGGAATCACTTCGACATTGTGACCAGAATAGTGCCGAGTAATGCCTGCCTGTGTCGATACGTCAACCGCATAGCGTTGTGGATGCGATGCGGAAGTGAACCCGTCACCCCAGTGGGTCCACAGAGCAGCGAGGCGAAGCGACCCAGCAACAAGCTCCGCGCCCGTATGGTATGACCACAGTTGGGGAGCTATCTCGGCGTGAATCAGCTCATAAGGAAGGATAGGATTGCCCTCGCGGTCCATATACGGGTATTCCCCGGCAAGATCGGGAGCGAACTGGGGGGTCACGTCTTTCCAGACATCCCCAACCATGGTCAAGATCTTGAATATCGGCGTGGGCGACATGATATCCCAAACCTCTTTCGTCCAGACCTCTTCACCGGCAGCAGTGTGCCGAAGACGGACTTCGGAGACATACCCAGGAACATCCGGCTGGTCCGGCATTGCCCGACAGACCACCAAGTCGGGAGATACGGGACGATAGCGAACGGTGTTTCCACCCGGAACCCAGTCGAGACGGAACAGAGACTCTCTGATTGCCTGCGTCCAGAAATCAGCCGTCTGACGCTGCGGCCAAAGACGGTGCGTAATAATCGAAGACATGTCGGGACTCTGCCCGTCCTTCAGCGTAACCATTGGCGCGTCAAGATAGGCATTGCACAGTTGCTGCCAAACCATTCTAAACGTATTGCGCGATAAGTCAGGATTAACCTCCAGTTCCATGGAGATCTCCGCAGCAAACATGCCGCGTATTTCCTCGATTACGTCGTCGCGCTGTTGCCCCGTCAACATCCGGTAGCGCAGACTTTGCACATCCCAACGAGCAACGTCCTCATCGGACTGTGGCATGTAGTCACTTGGAATGTCGTATGCGCTCATGTGTTCCCCGCTACCCGATTAGCATAAGGCCTGGGCCTTTGTTTCCGCTGGGTGCCAGAAAGATTTCCGATATATATCCGCACGAGTCGAACGCATCCTTGAGATCATCGTTGGCACCACGCCAGTGTCGCAAAGTATGGATCAACTTGGCGCAACTCTTATGTACTCTGAATCGACCATCGACACAAGCACTCGATAGCATACGCACGCGAGCATCGATCGAACCCCGGCGTTTGTAGGGCACTCGAATGTCGAAGGGGGGCGTGGAAGATCCACAAATCTTGGCAAATTCCCTCATATAGAGGTCATTTAGGCTGAATCCCATGCCCATCTTGCCTGCTGAGTTGCTATCTCCTCTTGACTCGTCAACGTCAGAGGGCTCTATACCCCACCCTCTCAGCATTTCGGTGATGGCTCTGGCCTCGGATGCGGGGGTTGAGAGTTCGTCATCACAATGCTCATCGAGAACCCAAAGAGTAAGCCCATCCCAAGCAACAAGGTGGCAGACCGACTTGCCTGGGCGAACCCCGTGGTCGAATCCGAGCCCGATCGACTGAATATTCTGCGGAATATCGTCATCATCGAACAGATTACCTTCCGAAAACCCAGAAACCCAGCGATCTTTGGTCAAGCCCTCCCACTGAGCGAGTATTCGTTGGTTGTATTCCCAAGGCGAACACTCCAGCTTCTGGGCTTCGATATCTTCTTCGGTACGGTGCGGCGCATTGTGCTTAGAAAGCTCGATATGCTCGACATGCCAGCCGGGTTCGGGCTCCACATTGTCCTCCACCGAGCCCTCCAGCATGTGTTGCAGCCAGCCCACCGGTCTACCCACGGGTGTGAGCGTCAGCCAATACGGCGCCATATCCATCGTGAGTCGCGCGCGAAGACCATGCCAGTGGCTTTCTTTGGGTGGTTCGTCAATCCACGCCCACTGGACCCTTTTTGATTCCAGCGCGAGTAGTGACTGCTCGCACCCTTTGCCGACCATCTGGCTACCATTGATGGTTCGCAAGATCTTCTGGCTTCGATACAGATACCCGACACCCGGAACGTACTTACAAGAGTCATCCAAGACGCCCGGAGGCTCCAGTTCGTGCATTACTTCCGAAATCGTCTCCCAACCGGTCCGTAGATCAGAACACAAAACCCAACCAGTAGAGCCGGGTTGGGGTACTTCGCGGTAGGGATGGTCCGAGAGGAGGTGAAACCACGCTTCTGCTGCTCCCCAATAAGTTTTACCCACCTTATTTGCAGCAATGAACGCCCTTTTTCTATTTTGGGACATGTGAAATCGCTTCTGCGGTGGCGACATCCCTCCTCTCGAACCGGGTTCTTCCCCGCAATACCGCGCAAGCCCATTGCGTTCATAAGAACGCGCCGTATTGATGATAAAAGCCGCAGGATCGAACAT